ATTTACAAAAGAAAAATAACGTTGTCAAAAGTAGGAAATTTTTTAAGAAATTCGATATTCAAGCTAATTTATGGAACGGTGATCCGGATATAGACGCCGTTTGTAGAATGGTATACGCACCCGAATGTAAGTTTGACAACTCGTGGTTTACCACAGATTGTTTGGCGCCATTTAATAGCCAAAATACTATTCTATCACGGGATGCCCTAAAACATTATTTTATGTATGAGAATGTTGGGCGTATGGACGATATATTTGCTTCGTATGTTCTTCAGAAAAAGGGTTTTAATGTGGTATTTGGACCACCCTCAGTTTATCAAGATAGAAACGAGCACGATTTAACGGTGGACATGAAAAAGGAGTATATTGGATATGAAAACGTAAAGGATATAATAAACGATGAGTCTTTCATTCCTCGCAACGCTTATAATAGATACAGAGAGATCGTGGAATCATTTACATAACCATACTAGCAACTAACTTTACCTTATTTACATAATATACGTATCCACCTATAAGAACAGCTAGAGCTAGAAGAATATAGTTAAATGACATTTTCTTACGTTTCTTCTCTGTTTCTTCTATAATCCTCTCAGCCGTTTCTTTACTTGGGAGTTTATCAACACTCTGATGTAACATCTCTATCTTACCTATGAGAGCGTGTATAGCATCTAATATTTGAGCTTCCTTCGTTACAGGTTTTTCTTTATGATTTACCGTAGTCACTTCTAATACCATATACCACGCAGCATCCGGTTGTAATGTTCTATAATCACCGTCATCTTGTTGCTCATATATGGTAAAATTTAACTTTTGTATAGATATAGGGTTAAAATAATTTGTTTTACGGTTGAAGCTTTTCCACTGTTTGTCTCGTAGCACGATTCCACTACTTCCCGTGAAATGTCGTTCAAGTGGTACTCTCGCAAATATTCTCCCGTGACGCTCATCCAGCATCTGAGCGACTTGTGGGACTTCTGGACAAACGATGTCTACATATTTAGCTACGTTTGTGTTGAGTGTGGATGTATTTTCTCCCACTTGAGTTATGTAAAAATCTACCATCTTGACACCGAGAACTTTACTGTAGTCTTCGACATGTGTATTAGATGTGAGTGATAAATCTAATGAAAATGTATTGTTCGTTCCAGTGACGTATCTAGAATCCAGTACGATGTATTGTACTTTTTTAGGTATATCGTGTATCGATTCCATTCTACTATGTTCAAAGAAATAAAAAAACCTAAGTCGACCACAACTTTTCTAAAAATCAAGATGTCCGAAATCATGGAGACCCCACAACTGACAGAAGTCGAGCTTCTTCGCGCTGAAATCGACGTGCTCCGTAAAGAAAATGAAGAGTTAAAATCAAGAGTAAAACCTAAAAAAATCAAACCTGTCAAGATCAAGTGTCCGTTTATAACTGCTAAAGGTGTACAATGTCGCAAGTTTTGCGCGGAAGGGATGACTACGTGTAAAGTTCATTCGAGACCACTCAAGGCACCAAAGGAACCCAAACCGCCGCGACCGAAACGTCAGGCTTGTACAGGGATCAATATTCGCGGAAATCCTTGTAGGCGGAAATGTTTGGATGGAAAGACCTTTTGTGAAAGACATGACCCGGATAACCCCATCGTCCCTAAAAAAACGAAGCGAGCACTCAAAAAAATCACACCTGAACACAATCATCTTCCCGGTGTAAAACCGACCACGCGTTGTATGTTATGTGAGACGCACGGTGACTTATTCGACGTGAACGTCTGTAACGTTCAATATGTTGAAACACCTGGTGAAGATGGAATGACACTTAGTGAGCGTGTAGCCGAGTACGATAGAACTTAATGTATAAAAAAATAGTTGGTAATATAAATGTTCACACCCGTCGGAAATATTATAGCTATAATGGGTATCATATTTGCTCCAGTATACGTTATAGATAAATACTTACCAAAAAAACCAGAACCCATAACCCCTAAAAACGAAGAGTTCAATAAGCCTTTCGTGTTTACAGGGAGAAATAAATATTCACCGAACTTCTCTAAAAACCATTCGTGATCATACCATCTACATTGACAAAATTAAAGATTTGTTCCGTTCATATTTAAATGAAATACTGCACCGTGACGTGTTATATGTCTAAAGGTCCAGAAATAGAGAGTAATAATCATATATGTGCTGAACGCAAACTTTTAAAACATTTATATAACGAATGTTTAAAGAGTGGATACAAACCCCACCAGTTTACATCATGGTTACATAGAAAATACGGCGAGTTAGTTGTATCGAGGCGAACTGTATTCGGTGATAGTATATCTATGCCATGTGTGATATGTAGGAAATTTTTACAAAAACACGATGTTAGATGGACGGCCTACGATGGTTGTCAGTGGGTTCATAGTAAAAAAACGGGTGATTTACCAGTTTCTAGACCTACACGAAAACAAATAGAAACCTTAGGATTTTGTAATTGACCTAAGTTCGCGCCGAGATGGTATGAATGTAAAACATGAATATCTTCTTTCTTTCGCTAGACCCTAAAGAGATCGCAGAACTATCTTGTGACCAACATGTGATAAAAATTCAACTTGAAATCTGTCAGATGTTGTACACCGCGTGGTTCTATTCCGGTGAAGAGGATACTGTACAAGCTAACGCCCCATTCACCAAAACGAAGACTCGCAGGGGGTATAAACCCGCACATAAAAAGCATCCAATGACTATGTGGATCGCTTCGAATTTACAAAATTATTTGTACGCGTGTGATATCGGCATTGCTTTGAGTGACGAATATACTAAGCGATACGGTAAAATTCATACATGCGCCGAACATTTGTATTGGCTTCGTGATAACCACCCTTCATTTTTCGAAGAACATATCAGTGATACGGCGTATTATTCAACTGAAGGTATCCCGGAGTGTATGCCGGAACAGTATAAGACCCCTAATGTGGTTGAAGCATATAAAGAGTATTATATCAACGACAAGGCATCATTCGCGCGATATAAAACGGAGTGCCCATCTTTCATCAGGGAGTATGTAAACTAATTGTTACAGAAAAAATTCTTAATAATAGTAATGATCACCTTAGTGGTGACGATACTTTTGATCGTCGTGTTTTTATTTGTGACACGAAAACGGCGATCGGAATATTATGAAGAGGATATAGGTCCTTCGGATATTGAGATGGGTCCTTCAGAAGATGCACCGGTCAGACCTAGATCTCTTGTTCACAAACTTCTAAAAGGTATCGATAAAATAGAAAAGAAAAGAACGCAAGATGTGATACTTCATGATGCTTTTTTGAAACAGGTGGATATGAAGGCTGCTAATGTACAGGGTTCACAAGAGGAAATTAAAAACGAAATACAAGAGAGTGTTGACGAAGAATTAAAATTTATCAAAAAGTATACAGAATTGGTAGAGGATCATATTTACGAAAACCAAACGGCACCAGATAATGAAATGTACGATGAAGCGGCAGAGGCGGCCTACGACGGTTTACGGAAAAATATAAACACTCAATTGGAGGTAAAGGGGCAAGAGTATAAAGAAAGGCAGATAAGTGAACTTGCTTTAAGAACGGAGCAAAGACAACTAATGGATCAGGATGTAAAGGATACTACTATTTTAAAATCAGATTTGGGTGAAGGACTCCAGTTATTGGAAGAAACTTTACCGAGCTTAGAGGCCGACGCAAATGCCATAGACGCGGGTGATTTACCTACATCCGATTTGGGTACAGATGCGTTATTTTCTAGGGGTGACGAAGCTATTAACCAATCGTCACCGTTTACGCAGAGAATGGCTTCTTTATTCGCTAGTGCGAGTTTAGAGCCTGAGGATGGGTGGAATGACGGAGAAGTCGAGGAAGTGGATGACACCGTTAATAGTACTTCACCCCAAGGTAGTAGACAAAAATTAATTCAATTTTCGGAAGTCGGTAGCGTTTTCGAAGATTATCATGTCGTACAAGACCCTGACGGAGCATTTCAGGTCAATAATACAAACTCCTTTGGAAAACCGTTAATAAGAGATGAAGAAGATGCAAATTATGGTGAATGGAAGAAAGAAAAGGTACAGATGAAAATTAGTTGTGGCCCGACATCACCGGGTGAATTTTTACTTGGCGATCCTCGAATGTATAATTATGGTTTAGTGTACGGCG